GAGCCACAGGCGCACGTTATGGTAGATGAGCTGGTAGAGTATCAGGTTTACTGTATGACGCTCTCAGAGCTAACACAGAGGGTCACAAAGCAGATGCGAGACGAGTACTATAGCAACTCCTATGATGATATGACCAAACAATACAGAGAGGTATTCCAAGATGAGTAGATGCAAAGCGTGTGACGTGATACTGAATGAACATGAACTAAAGAAGGTCGATAAGGAGACTGGGTTGCATTTAGACCTGTGCAATATATGCCTGTCGCATAGTGATGACGCTATGCATGAGAGTCTGGGGCAATTAAGCGAGAAAGAGTTTGACGTTCTCTTTAATACTTGATATAATACTAGGGTATTAAAGGGAAAATTAATTATTAATCTTTAAAGTATTAACCAAACGATCCTAAGGGGTCACAACAACGAGAGGTAGTAACCATGGCAGTATTAGAAGGCTTAGTAGCATTTGAGAATCTGGACGAGCATGAGATATATCAGGGTCAGTCCACCGGGAAGTTCTCTCTGGTTCTCAGCTTGGATGAACCAACAGCGGGCACTCTGTCCGAAGCTGGTGTCAAGCTCCGCGAGTACGAGGGAGTCAAGCAGCGCAAGTTCAGTACCAAGTACGATGTACCAGTGATGGACGCTGAGGGCAACCCGTTCAAGGGTCGCATTGGTCGCGGGTCTAAGGTGCGTATCATGTACGCTGAGGGTCAGCCCCATCCTGTACACGGTGTGTCAACGTACCTTAACAAGATCAAGGTGCTGGAGGTCGCAGAGCAGGAAGGCGGAGAGGACTTCTAGTGGCAGTTGAGTCAACATTCGTTCAGCATGAGCCATGCCCTTCGTGTGGCTCATCGGACAATCTGGCTCGCTATAGTGATGGACATGCAGTCTGCTTCTCTGGGGGCTGCAACCATTACGAGCATGGCAACGGCCAGATAGGTCAGGCAGTACAACGTAAACCAATGAGGTCATTAGAGATGACAGGTGTAACAGCGGCAATCCCGGACAGACGTATCTCACAGTCAACGTGCCAGCGGTACGGTGTGACAGTGGAGTACGGAACGGATGGACAGATTGTCAAGCATCACTACCCGTACCATCACAAGGACACAGGTGCGGTGACAGGAACAAAGGTCAGGATGACCGAAAACAAATCATTCTATGCAACAGGGGAGTTTAATGAGGCGGGTCTCTTCGGCCAACAGGCTTTCAAGAGTGGCGGTAAATACATCACGATCACAGAAGGCGAGGCGGACGCGCTTGCTGTCAACGAAATGTTTGACGGAAAGTGGCCAGTCGTCTCCATCAGATCAGGTGCAGCCGGAGCAGCCAAAGACATCAAAGCAAACCTAGAGTGGCTTGAGACCTTTGACAATGTGGTGATCTGCTTTGACAACGACAAGGCAGGACAGGAGGCAGCCAAGTCGGTGCTTGATCTGTTCACCCCCAACAAGGCCAAGAATGTCACATTGCCAGCCAAGGATGCAGGCGACATGCTCAAGAGCAATCAGGTGCAGGCGTTTGTCAAGGAGTGGTGGAACGCTAAAGCCTATCGCCCTGACGGTATCGTAGCAGGTAACGAGACATGGGACATGATTATCAAGCAGGCTGATGTCAAGTCCATACCCTATCCATGGGAGTGTCTCAACGAGATGACCCACGGGTTCCGCAAGCAGGAGCTGGTGACAATCACCTCCGGGTCAGGCATGGGTAAGTCGCAGATCGTCAGGGAGCTGGAGCATTACCTCTTGGGTGCAACGGATGAGAACATTGGCATCCTCGCGCTTGAGGAGGACATCCCTAAGACAGCTCTGGGTATCATGTCCATTGAGGCTAACAAGCAGCTTCACTTGGACAAGACCGTCTCTCAGGAAGAGAAGAAGGGCTACTGGGATCAGACGCTAGGCTCAGGGCGTATCTTTATGTTTGATCACTGGGGCAGTACGAGCGAGGACAACCTGCTGGGACGCATACGCTACATGGCCAAGGGACTGGACTGCAAGTGGATCATCCTTGATCACCTAAGCATCGTGGTCAGCGATCAGGACACAGGTGACGAGCGTAAGGCTATCGACAGTATTATGACCAACCTCCGCAAGCTGGTTCAGGAGACAGGTGTAGGGCTATTCCTAGTATCACACCTGCGCAGACCCAGCGGCGCTAAGGCACACGAGGATGGTGGTAAGATTAGCTTGGGAGAACTCAGAGGATCGGCGGCAATCGCGCAACTTAGCGACATAGTGATAGGCTTGGAGCGTGACCAGCAACACGCTGACCCTGAGACACGAAACACCACCACGGTACGTGTGCTGAAGAATAGGTTTGTAGGACTGACCGGCCCTGCATGTTACCTGTACTACGACAAGGAGTCAGGTCGCATGATTGAGACTAGCTGCCCCACAGGGGATGACCCGGAGTTCTAATGAAGCAGATTGTATTTGACATTGAAGCCAACGGTTTAAAACCTACAAAGGTCTGGGTAATTGTAACTCAGGAGCTGGATACCAGTGAGACTAATGTGTTCTCAGGTGACACGCTGCTGTCGTTCAACGATTACATTGCAGGTCTTGGAGAGTGTGAGATCATAGGTCACAACATTATTGACTATGACGTACCTGTCCTTGAGGAACTGCTGGGCACAGACTTTAGTAAGTGCAAGGTGTCTGATACTTTAGTTATGTCACGACTGGCTAACCCATCAAGAGAGGGCGGTCACTCGCTCCGTAACTGGGGTGACAGACTTAATCAATCTAAAGGAGATCACGATGACTGGGATAATTATTCGCAGGATATGGTGGACTATTGCAAGCAAGACGTTAATGTTAATGTGCTGGTGTACAAGAGATTACTTCGTGAGCTTGCAGATTTTGGAGCTGAAAGCATTAGCTTGGAACACCAAGTACAAAGCATTATATCAAAGCAGATTAAAACAGGCTGGCTCTTAGATCAAGAGAAAGCATTCGTATTACTAGCAGAACTGAAGGAGAAGAAGTTTGATTTGGAGGATGAGGTACAGAAGGTATTTAAACCCTTGCCTACCTACATCAAAGAGATCAAACCGAAGATCAAGAAGGACGGCAGCATGTCTATCGTTGGCCTGAAGTTTTTAGGAGATGACTGGGAAACAGTGGGTGGCGAGTTTAGTCGCATCGACTTCCCTCAGTTCAACCTTGGTTCACGACAGCAGATAGGACGATACCTCCAGCACTTTGGCTGGAAGCCTAAGCAATTTACTGAGACAGGACAAGCCATCGTAGACGAGGCGGTGCTGAGTACAGTGAAAGGAATACCACAGGCTTCCCTGATAGGTGAGTACCTGATGATACAGAAGCGTGTCGCACAGGTACAAAGCTGGCTAGATGCGGTTGAGGATGACGGTAGAGTACACGGG